GGAGTGTGAACAAATTTTACGCAGTAAATTAGCTAATTTTGATGAATATTTACATTTACCTGAGTACATAACATTAGTTTCGCTTTTAGAAAAAGGTATAGCTACACATCATTCAAAAATGTTACCAGTGTTAAGAGAAATCGTAGAAATATTTTTTGCAAGAGGATATATCAAGCTACTTTTTGCTACAGAATCAGTTGCTATTGGTTTAAATTTACCGGTTAAAAGTTGTATATTTACAGATATTTATAAACACGATGGTAATAATATGAGACTATTACAAGGTCATGAATACAACCAAAGCAGTGGACGCAGTGGACGTCTCGGCTTAGACAAAGTTGGACACGCTATTCATTTGAATAACCTCTTCCGAAATGTTGACCATACTTCTTACAAAACAATGATGAATGGAAAACCGCAAATGTTAACATCAAAATTTAAGATTTCATACAATTTATTACTAAATTTGATTGATATAGGAGACAATAATTTAGTCAATTTTGCGAAAAAGAGTATGGTAACGGGCGATTTGGACAATCAAATGGTGCAAATTTATTGTGAAATATCTAAAAACAATACTGAACTTAATAATATGAAAGAATATTATAACGTTTTAAGAACACCAAGAGAAATTATAGAAGAATATGTTGAACTCCAAAATAAAAAACCATATGCAGTGAATAAAAAACGCAAAGAAATAGAGAGAAGTCTAGAACAAATAAAAGATAATTATAAATTTATTGAACAAGATAAAATAACACTAGAAAAGGTAAGATTAAAAGAAGAGAAAATAAATGATTTACAAAATGAGTTTGATAATATAAATAATTTTTTTAATAGTGGTGTACAAACTATTTTAAAACTTCTTAAAAATGATGGGTTTATTGAAGGAGACTTTAATGATGAAACTAGTATAAGTCTAACACTAAAAGGAAAGTTTGCTTCTCAACTAAGAGAGACACATTGTTTGATTTTTTCAAAGTTATTTGAAGATAAAATAATAGACCATTTAACTTCAAAACAGCTAGTGGGGTTATTTAGTTGTTTTACAAATATTAGTGTACAAGAAGAACAAAAAGATAATTTCCCAAAAACAGACGATACTGAGTTAAAAGATATTGTGCACATTGTATCAAAATTATATTCTGAATATCAACAAAAAGAAGTAGATAATAAAATTAATACAGGTATAGATTATGATATTCATTATGATTTATTAAATTATCTAAATAAATGGTGCGATTGTGAAAGTATTGAAGATTGTAAGTTATTGTTACAAACATTAGGGACAGAAAAAGAAATATTCTTAGGCGAGTTTGTAAAAGCACTATTAAAGATTAATAACATTACAAATGAAATGGAAAAAATAGCAGAATTATCAGGAAATATTGCATTTCTAAGTAAATTAAAAGAAATTCCAATTATGACACTAAAATATGTGGTAACAAATCAATCACTTTATGTATAAAATTTGAAAATTTGCTCTTCACATCTACCGATATAATTTTTTGGGTCTAAACTAATATTGTTTTTTTCTATTATATCATTAATTATTTCGTCATTTTTAAAAATATCAAAAATATTATCATTAATACTTTCATTAATAGAAACATTAGAAAACTTATAATTAATTAAAATAATCCTGAGTTTTTCATGTACAACTAGTCTATCATACCCTAATTTAACACCTTCAATTATAATTTCCTCGCTAATTATAAAAGGCATATGATTCATAATATCAAGTGTTATTTTTGTGGTATTAATAAATAATTTACTAATAACATTTATCGATTCTGTAATAATATATTCTACTAATAAAAAACATTCAGGATAAATAATTCTTTTAATAGCTGAATCATCTAGGGTTCTCTCTAACCATTGATTAATATAAGTTTGTTTCATACAAATTTCTTGATTAATTACATAACGACATAAAGAGCAAATTTTTTCACATGACATAGGATTTGTTTTATATGGCATTGCAGAAGAGCCAACTTGTTCATTAGTGAAATTTTCAAACATTTCAAATTTACTTGATAATAATCGAATATCATTCATCATTTTATAAATAGATTGGCAAATTGAACTTAGTAACTGAAAAATAATAACATCGTATTTTCTGGAATATGTTTGTCCGCATATATTTAATTGTTCAAAACCATATTTACATACAAATTTATCATTTAATACATCGCATAAATAAGTGTTCCCATCAAATAATTTTAATATAGAATCTTCAGTACCAACAGCTCCCTTTACACCTCTAAAAATAAGTGATTTATATATAGTTTTTAATTGTTCAATATCAATTTTAATATCAGAGTTCCATAAAGTAAATCGTTTTCCAATAGTGGTTAATTGAGCAGGCTGAAAATGTGTGTATGCTATAGTAGGAACATTATAATAAAATAATGATTTATCTTTTAAAGTTTCAAATAATTTTTCTAATATACCATCAATAAAATGTAAACTTTTTTTTATAAGAATTAGGTCTACATTATCATTAATAAAATTGCTTGTAACTCCTAAGTGAATAAATGATTTTGCATTCGGACATACATCGCCATATGCATAAATATTAGCCATAATATCGTGTTTAACTTTTGTTTCATATTCAATAATTTTAAAATCATCAATATTTTCAATATTATCTTTCATTTCTTGTATACCTTCATCTGTAATTTGTTTTACACCGAGTTGCTTTTGAAATGTGGCTAAATCAATCCACAATTGTCTCATATGTTTAATTTTTGATTTTTGACACCATAATTTTGATAAATTAGGTGCTTTGTATCTTGTACCAATAGGTGAAATAAATGACATTTATTATAGTATATTATAATAAATGTTATAAATTTTAAGTATTAATTTTAGCCAATTAAATAGTATATTTATTGTTTGAAAATATCACTGTTTCAATAAAATCAAGCGTTTTACAAATATATTCTCTCATTTCATGAAAATTACTAAAGATTTTTAGTTCATTATTATGATATAATTTAAAAGTTTTCGCTTCTTCAAGTATATCCGTTTTATTAATAATACATTTATTACATTGATTTATTATTAAAGCTTCTTTTAAAGTGTCTAAATTTAAATAATTACATTGACGTTTTCTTCCAGTAGTTGCGCCAAATTCATGACCTAATTCACCAATAAGTTCTAATTCATTATTATCTTTTGGTTGAAACTCCATGTTACCAACATATGTATCATAAATTTTAGATATACCATAAATATTTCTAATACTTTTAATAGAAATTCCAGTATTTATGGCACCAGCTATAGTACAAGTGGAAGATGTGCAATAAGGATAATGATTTGTCCAATTAATATCAAGCTCAAAACCTTGAGCACCTTCTAGCAATATATTGTGAATATTATTTTTGACGAAATCAGACTGCCAAAATTTTCTCATATCAACAATTTCTACACCTAATTCACTAAATAAACCAGAATAATCTTCAACTCTTTTACCTTGTCTTAACATTTTTTGTGAATATGTAGGCCCAATACCAGAACCAGTGGTGCCAATTGTATTATTTTGTTTATCATATTCAATACATTGTTCAGTAATAATATGACACGCTTTACTAATAAATAATCTACTTGTAATATCAATATTAAAACTTTTGACATAATCAATTTCTTCTTTTAATTTTGTTATATTAATAAGACAATCACTTGATATTAGATTATAAACATTAGAGTTTAAAATACCAACTGGTAATTGATGAACAACAACTTTAGTATTATTATCAAGATAAATAGTGTGGCCAGCATTTCCAGAACCATTAAATCTAACACACAAATTATAATTATTAGAGTTTAATAAACTATAGACAACCTTACCTTTTCCCTCATCTCCAAAACTACACCCTAATACAATGTCAATATTATGATTCATTAATTCTAAAGTAATAAAATATTATTAACTCTATAATTTAACTAAATGATATAATAAGTTTATTTAGTTAATTTATTTAATTTTTATAAAATATAATGAAAATATTAGATGATGTCAAATTAGATTTTTCAGATGTGTTGTTATTACCAAAACGTAGCGATTATTCATCTAGGTCTCAAGTATCTTTAGAGAGAACATTTAAATTTAAATATTCCCCTCAAATTTGGTCAGGTGTTCCAATTATGGTAAGTAATATGGACACAACTGGAACAATAGAAATGGCAATTGAGTTGCAAAAACACAAAGTTTTAACATGTTTACATAAATATTACAAAGCAAGTGATTTAAAAAATAATTTATTAGATTCTAATTATTATGCAGTTTCAACAGGAATTAATGAAAAAGATTTAGAAAATTTAGACGAAATAATGAGAGAAATAGACCCAAAAATTATTTGTATTGATGTTGCAAATGGATATATGTCACGATTTATAGAAAGGTGTGCTGAAATTAGGTCAAAATATCCAACAAAAATATTGATTGCTGGTAATGTTTGTACATCAGAAGGTGTAATACAATTAGTAATAAATGGAAAAGTAGATATTGTTAAAGTTGGTATTGGAAGTGGAAGTTGTTGCACTACTAGAAAACAAACTGGAATAGGAATGCCTCAATTAAGTGCAGTTATTGAATGTGCGGATACGGCACATGGGGTGGATGCTCATATTATTAGCGATGGGGGACTTCAAGTAATCGGCGATTTTTCAAAAGCTTATGCAGCTGGTGCTGATTTTGTAATGAGCGGTTCCATGTTTGCAGGGCATGCGGAAAGCGGAGGTGAATTAATTGAAGAATTTGATGATGACGGAAAAAGTAGTAAATTATATAAAATATTTTATGGTATGAGTTCAACTACATCAATGGATAAATATAGTGGTGGAGTGGCAAAATATAGAAGTAGTGAAGGAAAAACTGTAAAAATACTTTATAGAGGACCAGTAGAAAGCACAATTTTAGATATTCAGGGTGGAATACGTTCATGTATGACATATTTAGGAGCTAAAAAAATAAAGGATTTGCCAAAATGTGCTACATTTGTAAGAGTAAATCGTCAATTAAATCAAATATATAATGGAAAAGAAATATAATTAAATAATATATGAAGATAGTTATTAGAACAGTTTTTTTTCATTTTTTATGTATTTTAGTATTTGCTATATTTTATTATAATTTTAAAGACCACTTTCAACATAATTTTCGACATAACGATTTTACTTTTATTGATTATATAGTTTTAAGTACAACAATCCAATCTGGTGTTGGAATAACAGATATTTATCCTATTTCATCTTATGCAAAATTATTAATGATTATACAGCAATTAATATTAATAATGACACATGTATTTACAATATATATTGTTAATTTGTAAATATAAATTTAATTTATATTATTTAGTTTTATGTTTTATATGTCTTTTAGATTTATGTTTTAAATGTCTTTGAGTTTTATGTTTTAAATGTCTTT